AAGCCGTGGTTGTCTTGGTGTACGTAGATGTTGCCGAAGAAATAAACGCAACTGGTTCGCGATGCTTAATCCGCATCATACCCTTTGAGGTATAGTGGATTGCCGGAACCGGGTTTGTCATCTTGAGGGTCCGCCCAACGGGGGCGATCACCTGTTTCCTCTTCTGCCCACCGTCCCTAGGGGAACGGGGGTTAGTGTTAGTTTTCTTTCCTTTTGCCATTGTATATAATTAGTGCGGACAGAGTCCGGACCTTTATCTTACGGAGAGGGGCCTACAGGTCTCTCGCTTAGCCTACAGGCTAGACCCCAGATAATCGAATGGCAAGATGGTTGTTTCCGGCACCATGGTTCCTCTCCGTAGATGGAACCATTGAGGTCGAGGAGCTGACCAAGCGTTCTGGAGGACTGATTCCAGTGCAGACCCTGACAAGGGGGGAGTAGGATGTTTCAAAAGGTGACGATTGAATCGTCTCCTACCGAATATCCGGTACTTCTTGAGAGGTGGATTTTTAGTATACCACCTCCTCATCTGCATCAGTTCCCTAGACAACCCGCCAGATCGAGAGTACGGGTCAGGTAAGATATCCTCAGGAGGTAGAACCATGTCGGGGATGCCCCATTTCAAGAAGGGATCCTGCAAGGGAATTTCGTTTTGAAACATAGTTTCAATACGAGCGTATTCCGTATGCAATCCTTCTCGGAAAGAGTACTCTCCTCGACGATGTGCCTCCATCCAGATTCTCTGGTAACGGGAGAACTCGTGCCCCTGGGGCACGGGCAGACCCATACAGCCCAGGGCTGTGGGTCCAAATAATGATCCCGGAAAACCACCTATAATCGGGTATCGCGCACGTATGAGTCTGAGGGCGTCTTTCTGTTGTGGTTCGGGTACACCTTTCCAGAAATCCACAAGGATTCCGGAGAGTTGTTCCCATGGAGATATCATTTCTCCCTTCTTATCCACAAAATCAGATAGGTAGCCCAAGAGGCCCACATTAGGGAATATAAGGCGAACCAAACGGTTCATCTTCTTGTCCCACGTGTAGACTTCTGAATTGATCATCGCGAGATCACGAGAATAGTAGTTCTTACCAAGAGACTTCTTTAGCCCAACATTCTTTGTATTAACCTCCCATCGCCTATACTCCTCAGGAGTGGCTGGGAATAGGACATCATCA